AGACTGTCTGCAAACTGGCCCCGCCAAACTCTGAAATAGGTTTTTGTCCGATTCTCTCCATAGAATTCCATGAAGCTGATATCTCTCTTCTCATGTTTTGAAACGTAAAAACTTTATTATCATTTACCCGAAATCTTAATTTGCCTAAAAGACCAATCATTTTGTCAACTTCCTCTCTAATTCTTCCAACTTCTTTTTCATCTCCATCAAGTCAGATAAGGTAATTGATTCAGCTTCGCTTTCCATTGTAATTTGGGGTGAATGCAGAATATAATTACCATCCTTTATCACCTCATAAGCCCCGGTTCCCAATTCTTTTTTGTATTCTACCTCTTGAGGGGGCTTATCCGTCTCATTCCAAAAACTCCCCAGTATAATTCCTGAACTGGTATCATTGGGCAGATGAAGCACAACTACCTGATCATTAACTTTAGGAAGCTTAAATTCCCCATGATAACCAAATAATGCAAGTTCCGATGTGGTACTGTCTCTATCCGGATAATAAACCCTAGCCATAGCACTCACTGGATTAACAGAAGAAATTCTTCCTATTCGAATCACATCATTCAAGCGAAAACTCCTTTCATGGAATTTGAAGATCCATACCAGGGTAGATCCAATATCCATGGTTAGAATCCATTTTTCCTCGCCTCTTTGCTTCAGTTTCAATTATTTGTTTATTTGACTCATAGATATCTTTGCACCTGGTTCCACTGCCATAAAACTTTTTTGCAATATTCCACAAGCTGTCACCTTTTTGAACGGTATATTGGCTGCCGCTCTTGTTTACATCATCTACATTTAATGCTGAGTCTTTTTTCTCATTATCCTGAGATATACAGCTTAGACTGACCTGCATATCGTATGATTTCCCAGACAAGTTATGAGAGATCTTTTCTATAAAATATATCCCATCCAGATTTCCAAAACCTGATAATTGAATATTGGCAGTTGCAAATAAGGACATTTTTGGTGGTAAGGTCAGTTTCATTTTTCGTTCTTTGCGGTTGGCATTTCGTAATACACTCTCTCCGATCCGCCTAGCATCTGCCTTATTGTCTGCTTTCTGATTGGTTTTATAAAGACGCTCTTCCGTTCCTACCATTACATCAATTGTTTTACTGTTTCCAGGATTTGTATAGCTGACCTTCACTCCCGTATATACCCCTTGCATGGTACTGTTATAAGTCCACTTTGATACCATTTCAGGACGAATCATAAGCACTGGGGCTTTTTCAAAATACTGCTTCAAATCCCATATTACGAGTTTATTGGAATATACTTTTAATCCCATTCCGTATTTTTCACAAATGTTTTTTAGAAATTCGCTATCTGATTGCTTATCCTGCTCTGTTTTTGCAATCTGTATTTCTTCGGTAGACTCATATACAAGCTCCAATCCATATTTTCCTGCTAGTTCCCCAGCAATTAATCTTACGGTGGCAGATTCCCATGTCTTTGTATTTTCTGTTTCTTTAAAACATGTATTAACGGGAGCAGAAACACCATTGATGGTACAAGTAAAGGGAGGGGAAGAGAAAGAAAAATCATCTACTAGAAATGTTCCACATGGGACGCTCATTTTTTCTCCTTCTTCATTCCAATTTTCGAGAATAATAGTTGGGGTAATAACATCTCCCTTTTCTGGCAACCATGTCCTGCTCCATTTTAGATCCCTGTCGCTCAATGTAATAGAAATGGTATCTGATTGGTCTAATGAATCATCATAAGAGTAATTTTGTATGTATTCCGATAGATCCTGCCAAACCTCGACCCCGTTGTAGATAATACTTAAATACTTTTTTCTAACTCCGCTCACAAATCTTCCCTCCCTTCCTGCTTTACTTTCTCCACTCTTGAATTAATATCGCCCCTTTTAGTGGTACCTCATGTGTAAACACCTTAATACCTGCTGGAAAAATAAAATAATCTAGCAATGAAAAGTTATGTTTCATCAAGTGATCCAGATGTATTTCTGACCCGTAGACCTTTTTAGCAATTAAATCCCAGGTATCTCCCTGAACGGTTTTATATATATTTTCCATATGCCCTCCTAAAATGAAACCCGGTACTGCTCATGTTTAAACTGCACGGCCCAATCTTTAAACTGCTCATACGTCATTTGCACTGCGCCTGTTACCTCTTCTTGTGAGGCTTTTTTGCCATTAACATAAACTGTAGGACTAAATACAGGAGCAAAGGAAGAACTATTTTCATTCAGTACCTGGGATCCAGATGAAACCATAGAATCATACATTTTTCCGTAGTTATTTTCTTCGTAAGCTCCAATTAACTGGCCAGCTTGCTGCCAGAGAGAGACGGAACGTTTTGAGTTGTTGATTGGAATTGCCATCTCTGGTCCTTCTTCTGCAAACCAGGATAGAGTTGGCTCACTGATTAGTCCGCCCTTGGCATATTGCTTAATATTTCTTAATGCGTAATTTTGAAATATTTTTCCTGTTGGTGATTCAGGCGATATATTTGGCAGTAATCTAGGCGTATATAAAGAATTTAAGTTAAAATTAGCATTAACAGTTCCATTAACGGGTATGTTATGGAATTTATCGTTTATTTCTGTTTCTGCAACATCACGAAGTCTTCCGATTGCATCTGCTATAACAGGTCCATTGTTGTCCACGTATGTTGCAATTTGCTCTGGTACGTAAGCTCCTTTTGATTTTGCTTCTCCAATCATTGAAGCATATTCAGGATTAGACTTTGCATATATTCCCATCATTTGATAGATAGCGTTCTCATCTCCAGCAACTGCACCTATAAAGCTGGCATCTGAATACTGCTTTGCTATAGAATCTGGAACTACATCACCATTTTTCAAATATTCATTTACAATTGATTGAAGCTGCTTATAGTCAGATTCTATGGTTTTCCACTGGGCAGTTATATTTTCTCTAGCAACTCCAGTTATCTGTTGAAACCCCATATCATTCCACAATGTCTCAGGATTGAGTGCAATAATATCCCCTGAAGCTGCACTCGCCATTGCTTTATCCATCCCCTGCTGAATCCTTGGAATTGCCATTGCAATTTCTTCTTGATATTCATCAGCAATTGTATTAGTCGAAAAAGAAACAAGCCTTGACTGCTGAGTTAGATCCTTATCCTGCTTTGCCTTATTTACCTGTTGAATCTTTTTTTCATATTCTGACTTATTAATATCTCCATGGTTAAACTGTAAATTGATAGCAACAAGTTCATTATCTATTGATTGAACTCTTAAATTATTTTCTGCCTCCAGCTCTTCTTTTATCTGACCCTGTAAATTTTGAAAGGTTTCTAAATCCAATTTCTTCCCTGAATACTCCATACGTATTCTTTGTATCTTTGACTCGGATTTTGCGTTTACCACCTCATTGGTCAGCGTCCGCATCTGATCAAGGAGCCCCTCCAAATCTTTCATCTTTTGAGGATCAACAACACCATTTACAACGGCTTCACTGTAAGTATCTCCTACTTGTTTTCCAAGATTTTTTAACTCTTCACTAATTGAATTATAAGTATCATTAAATCCACTAATTAGGCCATTTCCTATCTCACTGTCATTTCCAAATAATGCTTTTGTACTAATATTTGTTGTGTACTGAGCCTGTTCAACAATATCGAGTGAATCTTTAATCATCCTATCAATGGAAGTTTTATATGAATCAATGTCAACCTCTGTAAGTTCTAGACCAATGCTTACCTTCCAGTTTATTATTTCAGCATTATCAGCCTCATTATTAAAATTACGGGATAATTCTTTAACCTTTTCTATCTCACTCGCCGCTAGTGTCAGACCTTTCAAATTACCATTATCCAGAATCATCTTTGCCGTTTGATCTAATTCTTCTACAGATAACTTGATATCACCAAATCTTTGAGCCAAATCTTCTTTCCGAAGTTTTTCGTTATGCTCTTTTATTGCAACCCCAATCCCAACTATGGTTCCAATTGCTAATGCACCTAATGCGACTGGCCAGGCCTCTATTAGAAGAGAGAAATTCTTTGCCAAACCCATACCTGCACTTATTCCTTTCAGAGTTCCAAATGCAGTGGCAATTCCTGCGACTCCACCAATCATTATATCTGAGTGCTTCATGAACCAATTTCCAACTTCCATAACCGGTCCAAATGAATCTTTTATTCCACCTGTAAACTCCTGTACTTTTCTGCGTATGGTTGGAAGATTATCCTCTAAGGTCTCTCCAAACCCAGACAGCCACACGGTTGCATTCTGTGCAAGTTCTCTTAATTCCCCGGAAATCCCGCTAAAAATACCAAGCCTTACGCTATCTAATGTTCCTTGAAAAAGAGAAATATCCCCTTGCAAGTTGTCCAAACGAATCTCAGATAATCTTTCTGCTGCTCCTGCACTGTGATCCATTGCTTCTTTTAGCTTCAAAAATTCCTGATCGGAACCATTCATAATTGCAAGTAATCCGCTCATTCCTTCTTTTCCAGCAATGCCAGCCGCATACTCTTCTTTTTGTGCTTCTGATAGACCAGAAAAGCCTTTTCGCAATTCCTCAATCATCTTACTTAATGGTTTTACTTTACCTGTACTGTCCTTTAAGGAAATGGAGAGTTTGTTCATGTATTGTTCTGCATTTTTTGAAGGAACTGCTAGATTAGCAAATATAGCCTTCATAGACATGCCAGCCTCTTCACCCTGAATTCCTGCACTTGCCATAAGGCCTGCTGCTAATGCCACATCGTTTACGCTGTAGCCAAACGCAGAAGCGATTGGAGCCGCTCGTTGTAACGCCTTACCCATCATATCCAAACTGGAATTTGAATTTATTGATGCCTGGGCAAGAACATCTACCATTTGTGCAGAATCACCCGCCTGTATCCCAAAGGAGGCCATTGTGTCTGTGACAATCCCTGAAACACTTCCTAGATTTTCTCCAAAGGCCGCTGCCAGATTCATAACTCCTGGCAACCCCTTTATCATATCCTCTGCTTTCCATCCCATCTTGTTATCGTAAAGGCTTTTTATCCCTTACTTCTTACAGTTTCCTGCAAGTTCAGCATATATCATCACCCTCGTCCTACGTTAGGTTTGATAGCGGCGTGCTATCGCAGATTGTCCTTAATACAATCGTGCCGGAGACTCTTGGGAATATTTTTGCTCTCATAGCGCTCAATTCCTATGCGTTACAAAAACTGCCTGATCCGCAGTTCTCTCGGTATTGGCATGATAGTTTCGTATTTACTATTTTAGCGTTTACCGAATTTCCCCAGTATGCGCTGTATATTTCTATACAGCCGGCCCGATGATGTTAAGCCAGCGCCAGGCGCTCCATTTCTTCACTCGCATCAACGGAAGAGAAACCTGTGGTTTTTCCCATTTTAATTGCGAAAGAATAAAGACGCTCCATTTCAGAGGAAGAGGATTTTGTAACTACCTTTAAAGAGCTCATCTGAGATTCCAATTTCATTCCAGCTTTAACAGAATCTTTCAAAAACTCTGTGGTCTTATCAGTGGCTGCATTAAGATATGGATCTACCTTATCTATAATCTTCTTAGCCTGTTCAAGCTTTTCAAGCTTTTCACTTATATCTGACATAATTTCATCACCTCATCTTTCTTTCCCTGCTTTCTTCCCTGGCCGTTTCCGCCACATCTTTAACTAACCTGGCTGCTTGACTTAAAGGAAGGGAGAAGTAGAATTCCGGGCCGGCTTTGGAATACCGACCCGCAAAAATAAATGCCTTGTTTACCTTTCGGATATCTTCGGGGCAGCCTATCCCTCTAGGAAGAAAAAACGATATACCCGGTTCTTAAGCTTGACTGAATCGCTTGCCCTTAAAACATAAAACAGCTCTAATGGAAATCCGGTAACCTTAGATGCAATCAGCTGTGCAAATAACAGGGTGGCTTCCTGCATGATAATGCCACTCCCACCCATATTGGCATACAGATCATAGACTGCATTTAAATCGCGCCCTGTCAATGTATCCATACCAGATAAATCCAGCTGATCAACCTTGATTCCTT